ATTCATAGTGTATTAACTCCTAATATGTCTACCGCACTAACCAGTTTAAGTAATCTAATCCAAGGTCATGAAACCGATAATGGTGTTGGTTATGTTACAGGCGGTGTTGTTCACTATGGCATCTATCTGGAAAATGCGGCACAATTGTTAGCACAAGTTCAATCTATAGATGACCTTATGAATGTATTACAAAGATTACAATTTGATACATCTCTTATGGGACTCGACCAACTCAACAATACAGTAATACAAATACAAAACGCCTGGGGTGTGGCATTACAAGAGGTAGATTATAACGGTACAATCACAGTAACCTATGCTAACACTAGTATCCAAGGTGACTTTGCCAATAGTATGGCAAATGTTGCTTATGCTGGTGCGGCAGCACCTCAGCCTGCTTCTTCAGGGAGTGGAAGCGGTAGCGGTTCAGGTTCTGGTAGTGGTTCATCATCAGGTATGGGTAACATATTTGGAACAGCACAGCAGACCATACAAGATATGTGGAAACGTCTTGCCATGACACAAGAGCAATCTGCAACTCAAATGCATCAAAAACTAACACAGCAACAAGAAGCACAAAATCAAAATAAGGTTAATCAGGCAACTCAGCAAGGCCAAGACATAACCACATCTCTAACACAAGTATCACCATAGAGGAATGAATAGATGACTGATGTAACAGGAACAGGAAGTGTAACTACAGCAGGTGGTTCTGGAGCTAACTATAACGATAACACCGAAGGTAAAACCACACCACGCCAGTTTAATGTGGATGAAGATGCTCGTGGTATGGAAGGCGGCGGCCAGTATCCAAACTATTGGTCACATAAGACCCGATCTGGCCATTGCTTTATTATGGATGACTCCAAAGGTAATGAATCGGTAACTATTCAGCATCGTTCTGGTACTGCTATACAAATGCGTCCAGATGGTGGTATGCTATTAACGACACACAATGGTAAATATGAGGTGGTACTTGGTGAAGAACGTGTAACAATCTCTGGTGCTTCCGACATTACCGTTAAAGGTGATACCTCTCTCCGTTGCTATGGTGATTATAACGTCACGGTTCATAAAGATTATAACCTTACTGTTTTAGGTAATATGAATATGACCTGTAAGAACCTAAACCGTCAGATACGCGGGACCATGGACACCGAGACTAAGACTGATAATAAAAGGGTTGAAGGTACTAAAACAACAAACGTTCTAGGTGCTTTAATTCAGACATCCACAGGTGATATGTCACTAGCCACAACTGAAGGTAAATTCCAGGCTGTGGCAGCCAAAGGTCATGCATCTTTACAGACTTTAGATTCCAGTAAAAACTTAGTTGTTTCTTCTGCCGGAAAAATGTACCATCATTCTGGTGATGAATTTCATGGAACATATGCTTCAGCATCCGTAGTTGGTGCCTCAAGATATGGTGCTATTAATCCTGCTTCAACTCAAATAATGCATAAAGTTAAAATTGATAGCACAGGTTATAGTGTTATAACCGATGGTCCGGTCATTAGACAAGTTAAACAAGGTGATTATACAAATACGGTTGACCAGGGAAATCACTCTACAAAAGTTATGGGTAATCATTCTGTTAAATCTACAACAGGAAACATTCAAGCACAAGCAACCGCAGGAAATATCGTTCATAAAGCGGTTGCAGGTAGTGTTGATATTAGAGCGCCAGCTGGTACAACAACTGTAGCTGGTGGAATGATGAATATAAATGCCCTAAGCGGTATGCTTGGTATTGCTGGTTCCGCTGGTATTAGTTTGGATTCATTAGGTTCACTTCTTAATCTTAATGGTGGAATTGCCGCTATTGCTTCGGCACTTGGTTTAGATTTTAATTTTGGTACAGCAAATGAGGCGGACACACCACCAACATTACAAGGCACACAGGCAAATCAACCAACACAAGAACCTGATGCCTCAAGTGAGATAGATAGTTGGCAGTAAGCTAAATAAGGAAACATTAAGGGACTCCAATGGCCACTAATCCATTCGTAAGTAGAAATCCAGATTATTCAGATTTGGACCTGGATTTCGTTATGAATCCATCCACTGGTGATGTTAATGTATTAAATGGTGTTCAGGATATCAAAAGGGCCGTCCGTAATCTTGTCCTAACTAACTTTTACGAAAGAAAATTTCAATCAAATATTGGTTCTGACGTTAATGCATTACTATTTGATTTAAATACTCCTATGACTGCTATTTGGATTAAAGATGCCGTTACAGGTGTGATAAATAACTTTGAACCTAGAGTTAAATTACAAGATGTTATTGTAAAAGATGATCCAGATAATAATGCATTTAATGTCACATTAAAATATACAATATTGAATAGAGATTTACCAGTTGTATCAACAATGTTCTTAGAGAGAATCCGATAAATGGCCGCCGCAAATACATCCCTTAGAGTAACAGAACTTGATTTTAATGGAATCAAGAATAACCTAATTACCTTCCTACAAAGTCAAGACACTTTTAGTGATTATAACTTTGCTGGTTCTGGTATGTCCGTTCTAATGGATCTATTGGCTTATAACACCTACTATAATGCTTACTATCTCAATATGGTTGCTAACGAAGCATTTCTTGATACTGCACAAGATCGTAAGAATATCCTTTCACATGCAAAGTTGATTAACTACGTTCCAGATTCCGCACAAGGTGCTAAATCTTTAATTAATATCAAGGTTACACCAAATCAAAACGAAAATCAAACTATCAATTATATTATTCTAAACCAATACACAAGATTGATTGGTTCGGACATTAATGGCATTAACTATCCATTTGCTACAGTTAATGCCAATACTTCCAATAAGGTCAACGGTTCATTCACATTTGCTAACGTAGTGATTAAGCAAGGTGAGGTAATAACCCATCAATATTCGGTTAATTCCAATAACACCACAGGTCGTTATCAGATTCCATCCGCCAATGTTGATACCTCTACATTGGTCGTTACAGTTCAGGAATCACCATCAAATACACATACTGTTCAGTATTTCCAGGCACAAGACCTTACAGAAATACAGGCTAACTCCACTGTTTACTTCTTAGAAGAAGATCAGAACCTAAACTATACAATTTACTTTGGTGATGGTGTTCTTGGACAACCACCTTCAAATGGTAACATCATACAGGTTACTTACCTCGATACAGTTGGTGCCATTGCCAATGGTATTCAGAAGTTTATTTTTACCGATGCTATCGCTGGACTATTTAAGAATAATGTTCAGATAACTACGGCCCTTGGTTCATATGGCGGTACTGATAAAGAAGACATTGAGGCCATCCGCTTCCGTGCACCTTATTATTACACCGCACAAAATCGTTGCGTCACAGTAAACGATTATGAATCCTTGGTTACTAAAGATTTTCCAGACATTCAGGCCGTTTCTGTTTGGGGCGGAGAAGAAAATATTCCTCCAGTATATGGTAAAGTTTATCTATCAGTTAAAACTAGAGGTTATTATACTCTTACACAATTAGAAAAGCAAAACATTAAAGATTATTTGACCACTAACAGAAGTATGTTGACGGTAGTTCCTGAAATTATTGATCCGGAATATATTTTTATTCTAGTTGGCGGCGATGTTTATTATAATCCTACATTAACAACACAAACCTCGGCGTATCTTGCAACTGAAGTATCAGATTCGATTTATAACTATGCACAACAATACTTGTATAACTTTTCTTCAACATTCGTTTTATCTAAATTACAGAATTATATTGAAAACGCGGATCCTGCAATTACGGCATCTGATGTAATAATCTATCTTCAAAATAGATTGGTATTATATCCAGGAACTACGCTTTCATACACCGTTAATTTTAATACACCTATTAGAAAAGGTGACCAGTATCAAAAACTTTATACTTATCCACAGGTTAAAGTTCCTGATGCTTCAGGTACTCCACAAGCAATTTATTTTGAAGAAGTTCCACAATCATATACCGGCATAGGTTCTGTAAGTATTGTCAATCCTGGTTATAATTACAGTGCTAGTCCAACAATTA